CAAATCAAAAGAAAAGAAAGAAGTAAAACCTGAAACAAAAACTGAAGTAAAACCTGAAACAAAAACTGAAGTAAAACCTGAAACAAAAACTGAGACAAAACCAACAAATCCTAGTGGTAAAGTGATACCAAAACCAAAGAAACCATTATCTGATAAAAGTCCAGCGGCTAAAGCAGGTATACCTAAAGAGAGAAGGCAAAAGTTTGCTAATCAAAATGCTGCTTTCCAAGCAACTAAGAGAAAGGATAGTGGTTACACTAAGATGGATTTCATAAAAGACTTCCCTAATTCTCAAACAGCGAAAAAATATAGAAAAGGTGAACCAATTCCAGGATTTAAATACAAAAAGAATCTTAAATCTAGTTATGAATATGATACCCATAAGGGACTCAATGAAATGGGACCAGAGGGATTAATACCACAAGAAACACCAAAACCAAAAGAAAAAGAAAAACCTGTTCGTAAACCATCTAACTTAGGAGCAGCATCATTAATACCACCTGAATCATTTAAAAAGGAAGAATTAGAAGAATTAACTCCTTATGATATTGTTCTTGAATACTTGCTATCCACAGAGCAAGCTGCTACAATTGAAGAAGCAAACTATGTAATGACTGAGATGGATGCAGAAACAATTCAAGGCATTGTCGAGGAGCAAAAAAAAAATTTTGATGAAGGATTAGCAAGTATGGCATTAAAAACTGGTCTTGTTGTAGGTGGTGCTGCTCTTGCTAAAAAAGGTCTTGATAAAGCAAAAAAATCATTTGATAATTATCTAAACAAACAAAGAGATAAAGGTATTGGTGGAAACACAAGACCAGGTTCCGATAAAATATATTATGGTAAGTAACTATGAAACCCGTTATTAATCGTGCTGACATCATCGGTGGTCTAAAGTCAGTTAAACTTGCAAAAATTAATCCTCAGAACTATCAACCTGGTGTTGGTGTGTCTGAGGACTTTGAATTATTATTAAACTTTAAAAATGGAAATAGAATTAACTGAAGAACTTAAAAAAGAATTTAAAAAATTAATTCACGAAGTTTTAGATGAAAGAGAGTTAGAAAAAAAATTAAATGGTCCGTATGATTTTCCTGACTTTGTGCCATAATTGATACCAAAATCGTATAAATAAAGTGCCTTTAGGTACTATATGCTATCAAAATACGACAAACTATCAATCCATCGAAATCCATTCAGAGAATACTCCAAACCAATCGAATATAACTACAACAAATCAAAATACTCTCAGCTTAGAATTTATTTTAGGTGTGAGAGTTTTTATTTTAAATCTAAGGAACTTGAGGAACAAAAGGAGTAAGAGGTGGATCTGATGGATAAGTGACTGGATGTTTTACAATTACAATTCCTTCAATCACTCTTTCTACAACTCCATTAGGATCAGTCAGCATTAATTCATAAAAATATTTACCATCTTCAATCGTCGCTGTCTGTGTATTTGTCAATCCGATTCTAACCTTTCCAAGTAATCTATTTGTAAATGATAAATTAAAGGATGTGAGACTACCAAGATTTAATGTTCTCTGCATTTTACAAGTGCCAGAAAATCCTGTTAAATCTTTTGCACTGTTCGATTGACTATCCTCAAGCAAGAATGTTTGCTCGAAATCAGTGTGTTTATATATTACTAAGTTAGTGCTGAATACTGCCATATTATTATTTATGGTGAACCATAATAATGCACGAAGGTATTAATACCAGACCTTATAAGTGCATTACCTTCGACTGCGACAAATTTAAATCCACTTGGTCGAGTTAGAACGATATCATATACGTGTCTGCCACCTTGAAGAAATTTTGTAATAGAACTTGCAATTGATATATTAATTAAACCATTCGGAGCACCAGCACTTGTAATACCAACTTGTATATCTGCAAACCGAGGATTTGAGGGATGTTTTCTAAGTTGTGATTGTCCTGTAAAACCTGTAAGATCAACCACTCCAGTTCCATCAGCACTTAACAAAGTTAAATCTTCACTAAAAGTCTCACCGACATTTATGCTTATGTTTTTTCTGTAAACAGTCATCTATATTATCGTTTATTGATATTTATGGATATATAGTTATGAATGTGTTACAATATGATTACTGCTTTGGAAGTCGATTATGAAAACCCTTGGATATACAAAGGTCGTCCTTTTACCTCTGATGATATTGGCGACTACTATGGGTTCGTCTATCGCATCACAAATACCACCAGCGGGAAGTCCTACATTGGAAGAAAGTACTTCTTGCAGAAAAGAAAACCAAAAGGAGCAAAACGAAGAGTCACGAGTGAATCAGATTGGAAGAGATATTATGGAAGCTCTGATGATCTTAAACGAGACATTAGAGAGATTGGAAAAGAATCTTTCAGAAGAGAAATCCTCTCCCTCCACACAACCCTTGGAAAAGTAAACTACGAAGAAACAAAACAATTGTTTCTGCATAATGTGTTGATGGAGTCACTTGACGACGGAACACCAATGTACTATAATAGCAACATACTCGGACGCTATATGCGTAAAGATTATGGTGATTTTAAATGACGTATGATGTAACAAAGGATAAATTAATACATTCTTTCAGCGGACAAACAAAAATATCAAAAAATTATTCTCAAGCATATCAAGATCTCTTCGTACTCTCAATGCTTGATGGAAAAACAAATGGTAGGTATGTAGAAATTGGAGGTTATGATGCTAAAATTTTTAGCAATACATTTATACTGGAAAGTATTTTTAATTGGAAAGGGTTTTCTATAGAGATTGATAAGACTCGTTGCGGAAATTTTAATAATGATAGAGATAGACAAAATAGATGTTATTTGGCAGATGCAACTAAATTTGATTACATAGGTGCAATGTTGACTGAAAAATGGAAAGATAGAATAGATTATTTGTCAGTAGATTGTGAACCATCATATAATACTCTTAAATCATTATTACAATTTCCATTAGATAGGTATAGATGTTCTGTGATAACTTTCGAGCACGATTTGTATTCTGATGGTAGTCAAATACTTAATAAGTCAAGAGAGTATCTAACTGACAAAGGATATCAGTTAGTCTGTTCAAATGTTTGTAACGTGGCAAATCCTTTTGAAGATTGGTGGATTGATCCACAAGTTGTTTCTGAAGAAATTTGGAAACCTTTTGAGTGCACAGGTAAGGAGGCACGAGATATATTTCTATAGATTGACTTGACGAAGAAACACCGATGTATTATAATAGCAACATACTCGGAAGATTATGGACAGTTTTACGAAAAATCTAAGGACGACATATGATTGGTCGATTGATCGAATGAATGAATTATGCACGGATGGAGATTTAGAGCAACTTAAAGATGCTGTATCTATTCGTCAAGAGTTTGCAGAGTGGTTACTTAGAGAAGATAAAAATGTCAATCACGATATCGTTTCTCTTGAATATATGGGAGAAGGTAGCGAGTATGATATATAATTTAATTAAATAGTATTATGTTACAAAAAATAGTAAATGGAATCGCTATTGCAAGTGGTGTTGTATCTCTCACCGTTATTGGTCTTGGTGGTTACGTATTCATACGCAAGGATGCGATTATCGATAGCGTCAAAAGCAAGGTAATGGAAGCAGTCACCGATAAACTTGGTGGTCTTGGAGACCTTGGTGGTGGAGCATTGGGTGGAGTTACTGGAGGATTAAGTTTACCTGCACCATCTAACCCTGTTGCATCACCAGATGCCACCGCAACACCAGAATCATCCATACCATTCGGATTTTAAGGATTAAGTATCTATATATAATATAGACATACCGATCCCATGGCTGAAGCAGTTAAAAAAGAAGAAGTAAAATCTAAAGGTCCTCTAGGTAAACTCAAAGAGGCAATGGATGATAAAGAAGAACAGATGATGATCCTGAGTACTTTTGTAAGACTTGGGATTTTAATCTGGGCAGGTGGAATACTGACATTAAATTACGTTCAATTTCCTGGTTTATCAAAACAGGAGAATATTGATCCAACTTTCATAGCTTCGGTCTTTACGGGGGTCCTAGCTACTTTCGGTGTTGAAGCAGGACAAAGGAAAAACAAGACATCCTCATCAGGAGGAGGAGCAAACGTATCCAAGAAGGATATGGAGATGCTTATAGAGAAAGCAACTCAAGCAGCACCAGCACAAACAATCAGAATCGAACAAGCACCAATGGTTCTTGCTCCTTCAGTACCACCTAAAAAAGGATAATGGAAAAGAAAGAAGTGAAATGGGGTAAATGGTTCGCCTTGGGATTGGGTGGACTTATTGGTTTATCTCACATTGGTATGATAGGTTCTTTATCAAATCGTCAAAGTAAATTGCCAAGTATCAACCTACCAGTTGGTCCTTATACCTCATATGAGGCAGAGGTCGGACATGATGGATATAAGATAAGTTATAAAGCAAACGATCCAAAAGTAATGCGTGTGGAAAGGGATAGCAATACTAAAGGTGGCTTTCTTGGATTGGCTAATAACAAAGTTAAAGTCGTGGAACAGTACACGATGGACGGTGCAGTTCACAACAAACCAATCACAGTTACAGAAGGAGATAAAAAATCAGAAGCCTGTATCAAAGCAATCGGAGGAGCAGAGCAAACAGGAAGGCTCGTTGGTTCAAGTGTTGGTGCCAGTGTTGCTCCTAGCGTCGCTAATATTCCCATTATTGGTTGGGTTGCTGCTGGTTGGGTAACAATGTTTAGTGGTAATCAAGGTGCAGAAATAGGTGGTAATATGGCAGAAGACTTAAATAAGAATTGTTAAGTTGCAAATCTAAAATTTTCTGCTAGAATATACATAGAGAAAGTAAATAATCAAAATGGCAGTCTACCAAGACTACGAAATAAGAATCAATTTGAATGAATTGATTGAATCAAGAATACCTTGCTGTGATTTATTACATCCCGATCATTGCTTAACAGAGCAACAGGTTGCAGAGATCGCACATGATATTCGTATGGATTTAGATTTACATCCTGTCTTTCATCAAGTAGATCAACATATTATGAGATACGTTGAAGCTGCGGGTATTGACAACAAAGAACACTGGGTAGAAGAGAGACTACCTGATTTACACGAGGAGGAAAAATGATTTTTGGATCAAACCCATCAGTATATACATTGCCAGGTACTTGGGAAGCACAACCATTTGTTCCAGTTGAATTAGTATTCAGCACTACAGTTGCAGTAGCATCTCTAGGATTAGTTGTAGGATTAATAGCAGGTATTTCGATTGTTAAGATAAGAAGAAAAAGAGTGTAGTTAGGTGTGGGAGTCCACACATAAATGCGTATTTATACCTAGTGTGTTAGACTAAATAATAATGTACTGGAGTTGAAACTATCATGTCCCACTACACACTCGGTTGGCACGACCAACAACATAATCATCACGAAATCAGTGAATATGCGGAAGACGCATTTGAAGCAGTAAAACACGCAAGAGAGGATGTTCCGTATCTACACGAGCATCCTTTTTCATTGGACTCAATCAAGGAGGTCAAATGAAAAATCTACCAATCAAATCAACAACTATTCTATTCGGATTTATTTGTATAGCAGTTTACACATCAATTAATTACGCTTGGGTATGAAACAATTTAACACTTGGGTGTTAGACACCACAATATACATCATAGATTTTCTTTACAGAGGTAGAGACTTTCAAAGATTTTGGGTTCTTGAAGTTATTGCAAGAGCACCATACTTCTCATTCATAAGTGTTCTACACTTTCGTGAGTCACTTGGACTACGAGGAGAAGATCATATATACTTAATGAAGGAACATTTCTATCAGGCATTAAATGAAACAGAACACTTGGAGGAGATGGAAACTCGTGGAGGCAATGAATACTGGATCGATAGATTCTTCGCTAAACACTTGGTTCTTCTTTACTATTGGATTATGGTTGCTTATTATTTCATTAGTCCAATAGATGCGTATGATATCAATATGAAGATTGAGAAACACGCATACGAAACTTATGTAAAATATTCTGCATATCATCCAGAAGATAAGAAGATTGCAGAGATAGCAGAAGATGAACTCAATCACGCAAGAGAATTAAAACTTGCAATGTCGATGGTTTAGTGATATAATTATACTATTAATATTTTTATTATGAAAATAGCAGTTATTGGTACTGGAACTGCAGGTATTCTAAGTATAGCATTTGTTTTAGCTTATGCACCAGAACCAGTAGAAGTTTATAGTATTCATAATCCAAAGAAACCAATACTAGGTATCGGAGAAAGCACAAGCACTCAGATACCTGGTGTTCTTTTTGATAGCATTGGTTTTACTTTACTTGAAAATGCCAATGAATTAGATGCAACTGCAAAACTTGGTGTTAAGTTCAAAAATTGGAGAGAACAAGAATTTTATAGTCATATAATGCCAGTGTGTTATGGAATGCACTTTGACAATCATTCAATTAGGAAATTTACTTTTAAAAAATTTAGAGAAATATATAAAAATTTTAGAGAGATACATGGTGATGTAACATCAATAGAATCTGAAGAATATAAAGCACATGTCACAGTTAATGATGAACGACATAGTTTCGATTATGTTATAGATTGTGGTGGATATCCAGACGACTATAGTGATTATAATTTAGATAAACCAATTAGTTTGAATAGTTGTTTAGTTCATGATACAAAACCAGAAAGATATAATTATACGCAACATGTAGCAACTCCGAATGGTTGGATGTTTGGAATACCTTTACAATCAAGACAAAGTTTTGGTTACTTATATAATGATACGATTACATCAAAAGATGATGCGATTGATAATTTTAAAACTTATTGTAATGATATTAATGTTAATAAATTAAGAGAATTTAAATTTAAGAGTTATTCTGCAAATTCGTTCTTTGATGGAAGAGTATTAAAAAATGGTAATCGGGCATTATTTTATGAACCTTTAGAAGCATTTATGGGATATTTTTATGAAAGAGTTTTAGGAACTTTTTTCGATTATATGTTTGTAAATAAAAATATAAATCTAACAAATAATACCATACAAGGATATGCTGATGACATTGAATTGGCAATATCTTTTGTTTATCATGGTGGTTCAATATATGATACTCCTTTCTGGGACTATGCAAAAAAAATATCTTATGATAGACTAAATAATGATTTAAGGTGGCAATATCAAATTAATCAAATAAAAATGACGAAAAATCAAAATTTTCACACGATGAGAAATCATGGAGTCGGAGTCCTCCCTGTTAAAAGTTGGGTAGACTTTGATGAAAATCTTAACTACAATTTATTCTAATGGTATCTTTACTACTACTTACATCTAGTTTTCTAAATTTTATCTTTTACATCTACGCAATTGGTTTTGTGGTTGCATTAGGATTGGAACAGATAGTCAAAAGAGGTGGAAATGAAAGAGACATTTATATCGTGGAATATAATCGAAAGTATCTTTGGAGAAATACTTGGATAATAAATATATTTTGGTTTATGACAAATATTGGATTATTTGTGATGTCAAGAAACTTGCAATCACCTGTAGATAACTTTTGGAGCGAAGGACTTTAATGGAAAAAACATACGACGATACAAATTGGAGAGAGGATTACGCAAAAAATTTTTGTAATAACAAACGTCATCTTGAACTATTAGAGAACGGACCTCATAGTTTATCTCAAGCGTGGTTACTAGGTGCACTTCATAATGAATGGAAAAGAATTAAAGGATACAAAGACGAGCATCCAGAAGAAAATAAAGGTCAATGTCAATCATCTTTGAAAGAGTTCTACTCAAGATATAAAGACCAAGGTATTTGATGCATCGGTTCAAGGAAATATTACCAAACAAACGTAAACGTAAATGGTGGAGGATTAAGTTATGGCAGCTCAAACGGTTACTTGGTCGATTGTTATAATGGTTGCAATTTTATTAATTGCTGTTACAATAGTAATATACTATATAATGAGATATGACTACCTCTTCCCAAATGACTAAAAAAGAAGAAAGAAAGTATGCAAAAAATCGTGAAGAAATATTTCGTGAATTTCACAGAGTAATAGCACCTGTGGTTGTATTAAAAGTGGATGGTAAGGATGAATAAGTTAGCAATAATTCCAATATTCTTTTTAACGATGTGTGGTACAGCACCAATAACGGATGACCCTGCCCATGCACAAGAAGTTGATGATAGAGATTTAATTATGATTCCAAGACAGGAATTAAGAGGAGAAATAGATATCTATGATCCTGCTCATTGGCAAAGTATACAAATGCAATTTATGAAAAATGCAAGGAAAGGTCAGATAGAAAGGACAGCAACCAAACCTGGTGACGCTATAAATAATGCACTAGATGATTTTTGGGAGGTACAGAATGGGAGCGATGGTTCCACCGAGCAGGAAAAGCTGCTATAATTTTAGAGTAACGGAGATTAATCGTGTTGTTGACGGGGATACTATTGATGTCACCATTGATCTTGGGTTTGATCTATACAAGAAAGAAAGAGTTAGAGTTGCAGGAGTTGATACGCCAGAGAAAAGAACAAGAGATCTGGAAGAGAAAGCACTGGGACTAGACGCTACAAACTGGATGAAAAAAAATTTGGAGGACGCAATTGATGGAGATGATGAACTCACTATACGAACTGAACTTAAAGGTGGGATGGGTAAGTATGGTCGCTTGCTTGGTTGGTTATACATTGGTGATGATGAACTATCGCTCAACGAAAAAATGATCGAAGAGGGATATGCTTGGTCTTACGATGGCGGTACAAAACAAAAGAACTTCGAGGAACTAC